GACTAAAATAATCATACACAATTAGAAGTCGGCCAGAAGGTGCTTGTGCTTCTGGCTTACGTTGTATACGACCAACGTCATAAAAAGATGGACGTTGGCCACTATCTAGAACAAAAGAAGATGTGATATTTTTATCTCCTGTTGTAGTAGCACTAATAGAAGCTGTGTTTCCAGAAGTTCCTCCAGTAATTACATCTAGTGCGGTAAATGTACCTGTAACTTTTACATAGGTAACCGTATTGGCTGAATCTGAAATAACTCTACCTATTGCCCCGGTTACACTACCAGTAATAAGTTCACCGATTGTAAATGAACCTGTAGGAGATACTGTTGTAAGTGTTGGAGCAACAGCATCAGTGGCATTACTAGTAGACTCATATACTGCATGAAGTTTATAAACGTCTGCATATGAAAGTGAAATTTCTGCATCGCTTAATCTTTCACCATAAACGTCTTGATAAGTTCCGCCGCCAGTGTATGACTGAATCTGTTTGGTAGTCATTACTTGAGCTGTTTTACTTTTGTGTGTTGCTGTGCCTAAAGTTGCCGTACCCATTAATACAACAGAAGCACCAGAGCCTAGAACAACAGCATCGGTAACTGTTAATTGTGTTCCTCCGGAAACAACACCCGTAGACGTAATACTTACTACATCACCAGCAACTCCTGTTCCAGTACCAGCAGATGTGATTGTTAGTACATAGTTTCTGGAAGTTGATGGAGACGCCCAAGTGTTTCCTGCAGGTAAAGTAAACGTTACAGCACCACTACCATTTGTAGTACCTGTTTTCTGAATTCGATAATCGTAAGTAGTATCGGACGCACCTAGACTGTCTAAAAGTGTTTTAACATTATCTTTTGGCATTCTATAAAGAAGTGCAGTTTCTTCTATTTGCTTAATGCCAGTTCTTATTCTGTTGATGGCTATTTTCTCTACTGCGTTTGCTGGAGTACCGCTCAATACAATTGTTCTATCGTCGGTAATAGTGCTTACAGTAAATTCTTCTAAAGCTCCAGATACACCTGTAGCCATAGTCACAATATCACCAACAACAAGATCCTGTGTAAATGAAGTATTATAACCAACAATGGTTGTTGTTACTCCGTCTGCATCTATGTTTCCGCCAAGCTGTATTGAAGTTGAAAGCACTGTGTCTGCTGTATAGTTAATAGTGCCCGTAGTTGCCATGAAGATTTGTTTTACATCTCGGGCAAAATTCTTTTTGTTTTCAGCTAAGAAAGTACCTGCTGCCACTGTTGGTGAGTTAGTTGAAGTATCGTCTCCACTTACACTTGAGGTAATAGATTCTCCAGATGAGAATTCTCCCTTCTGCTGCATAACCCAAACATCAGTACTGTTTGTAATTGCTGCAACAACTACAGCTGTAGCTCCAGATGTTGCTCCAGTAATAACTGCATTGGCTGTAAGTGAGGCAACGTTTGCACCCATCACCAACTTATTAAACATGGTAATATCAAATAGATAGTGATGATATACAGCGGCGGCAGTTCCTACAGTTCCCGAATTATGTTCGAAGGCTCTTGATCTAGCATATCCTACAAGTGTACCACTAGCTGATCCAGGAGTAGCTGTCTCAGTATCGTAAAGTTTTACAATCTTAAATGGATCAAGAGTAGTACTTACCTTACTAATATCAGGTTGACCATAAACATTATCTACTTCAACATAGTTTCCTAAAAACGCAGGAACAGAATCGTTGTTTAAACTTTCAAATGTTCTTGATTTATTAAATGGAACAATTGATGGAGATTGAAGTTCAATTTCATAACCATCAACATATGCTTTACCTGGAGATATTGATAATGCAACTTTAGATTCATCTCCGCCATTAGCTGCCGTGTAGATACCTCGGTTTGTACCAGTATCTAAATGCTCACGAGCTTCAATGTCAAAATGTTTTACAATGTAATCGCCAGACTCGTCATTTGTTCGACGAGCAATCATATCTGCGATTACACTATATTCAGTTCCCTTTACTTGCCGTTCAACAAAACCATTATTAACACGAACCAACTCGATAAAGTTTTCATCGTCACTAGAATCTAACGAACGTTTTGTAAGTGTTAAACTAATTTTTAATCTATGAGCTCCTTTGGCTGCATAGTTTGATGAGCCTTGAGCGTTGTCGAGTAAACTGGAATCTGTTTCTGGAGAAACTAAAGTTTCTGTAATTAACCAACCAACTCGGTAAGAAGTAGTATTTGAGTATTTGTCAAGAACAACAGTTTGTTCTGTATTCTGTACCATGAAACCACGAACAAAATAAACACCGGCCAAAACCTTTACTGCTGAACCTGTTCCATTAGCCGAACTTACAGCTGTTGTAGCAGAAATAACATTCGTGGCATAAGACGAAATTGCCTTATTGGCAGAAATACTTTCGCCGTCTGTAAATGTAACCGACGAATTATCTGTGCCAGTTCCTTGATATTTAATGAATAGAGTATCTGGATCTCCTGTTGTTGAATCTGCAACAGAGTAACCAATAACCTTTGCAGTTACACCAGAAGTGGCTCCTGTAATAATTGCACCATCATATTGAGAAAGATAAGAAGATACTGTACCCGAACCAAAAGTAGACTGTAACTTTAAAGAATAATATTTACTGTCGTAAGCAACACTACCGGGAATAACAATTGTTCCCTCTTTGAACATATGATTACCAAACTGTTCAATTTGATTTTGTAAAATACTTTGTAGTGTTGTTAGTTCTCTAGCCTGAACCGCAAACCCTGGTCGAAAAAGAACTCTGTAAAAATCATCTTCTTTATTATAATCGTCCCAATATGGGCCTACGTTAAAGTTAGTCTTGGCTGGCATTTTTTACTTCCTAGAATTCAATAATTAATTTAATATTTTCTGTTTGATCTGAAGCTCTCAAAATAGGTGCACGGTTTTCTACATAGATAACATCACCACTATAGAAATCAATTTCTGGATTATTTACAGCCGAGACTGTTCCAGAAGCTCCACCTGCCCCATTAATAACCTCACTTGTTTGAAAGGCTGTTAGATTATTACTTGAATCAACACCTGTCCATTCTGTCTGAATATATTTTAAAGTTTTTGTTGAAGAATCATAATCAACAACTAATCCTTTGGCACCAGACGTTGCTCCAGTAATAACTTCATCGTTTACAAATGAACCTGGAGTTCCGCTAAACGTAACTGACTTGAGAGCACTACGAGTACTATCACTACAAATTGTGGTAGTACCGTAATCAAAAGGATCACGAACTACACCAACTCGTCTGAAGTCTTGGTCAATTACAAAATCACCAGAACCTGCAGCTCCGCTAAGAGTAGTATTGGTCATTACATAGAATCCGCCGAGTTCTTCTACTGCATTATAACCATGACCACCTTTTGGTCCAATAATTGGTGTGACCACAGCTGAACTTGTTGGTGTACCGATACTTGTAATATTATCTACATCACAGTTTGCAAATGTATAGTTTGATCCACCAGCAACAGCGGTTACAGATGTTACGGATCCGCCAGATACAACAAGTGTAAATGTTGCACTAGATCCATCGCCTTTTAGAGCTTGAGTTGCATATGTACCGTCTGTATATCCTGCACCACCAGCAGCAATATGATAATGTAAAACTTCTCCATCGTTGGCAGCTGAAGATACAGTACCGTCCGTATGAACTCCCATAAAATCTGGTGTTAAGAAGTTTGCAACCTCGGTTGAAGTCATTGTATACATATACTTCCAAACGTATCCATCAGCAGTTGTAAGTTCACTTGTAGAAGTTCCTGTAGGTTCAACTGTCGATGTTGCCCCACTATTATTCCACATACACTTATAAACGTTATTTGCAGAAGAACGGACATACATTTTAGTAGTCGTCGCAAACATATCAGTGCCACCAGCTACAGTTTGTACTGTTGCAGAGTTTACTGTTGCTCCATAATCTCCTCGATAATAGTCATAGACTGTACCTGTTGCCCAATCGTGTCTTGGAACAACATAAGAAACATCACTTGAAGTAATTTTCTTTGCGGCAAGCATATCTCGATAAAGCATCAACTCGTTGACTGTATTATCCACAGGTGTTGGTGGTGCTGTATCCGTACCACCTCCAGTACCTGAACCAAAGGCCTGAGGACGTCCTACAAATAGATAGTATACTGTAGGTGATGCTTCTCCAAATGACTCGTAGAATTGAAGAGCGTTATTGATTCTAAATTTGTTTGTTACAATTGCTGACATAGCATTAATTCCTAAAATTATTTATCTCTATTATTTATAACGACTCATTAGGTCTTATATAGAGTAATCTCCGAAGGAGGACTAATATTATTTTTATTTTTTGGATAGTTTACAAAGTCATCAAGTGTAAGAACATTACCTTGATAATCTGTTGCCCAATCCATAAGTCGATAACCAGAAACTTTATTTTGTTTTATACCCCATTTGACAAAATTAACTACATCTCCTGAACTGTGTGAGTCTGGAGATGTAGAATGTGAACCTCTAGAACATCCCGTTAAATCATTTCCTGATTTTCCTGTATAATCTATAAGTTCATTACCAATCTTTATTGTACCTGCTGTTGGGTAGTTAGTTGCGTCTGTTAGAGTAATAGTTGTTACGCTATTGTTTATACCACCATTTAGTGATGTAAACGGTATAAGAACTGCATAAACATCATGACCTCTAAAGGTTAATGAAGAAGCATTTGAGTCTACCATACTCTGAGCAAATTTGAAATCTTTAAGATCATCATAAGTTGGCGCCGAACTAGTTAATTCAGAACCACCGGTATAAAAATCAACAGTACGATATTTGTACAGTGTTCTGTCTCTTTGCCCTCTTAGACCAAATACCTCAATTACTGTAGAACTAACACTTGAGGTTCCGCCAGTAATAGTTTCTGAGGCTTGAAATATACCAGTTAATGGAACATATCTCAAAAGACGAATACCCTCATCGTTAGTTATATCTTCGACCACTTTAGCGGTAGCACCAGAGGTTCCTCCAGTAATTACTTCTGTTAATGTAAATAAACTCCCTGTAGCAGCCTGTAAAGTATTTTCATAAAGTCGATCACTATCACCTGGTTCATTAGCCTCTGTAGTTGGAGTTGGATTTAAAGGACCTTGACTTGTAGTTCCCAATCTCATTCCCAACAATGCTGGGAAGATTACTCTATAGAATGTACCAAGTCCATCAACAGAAGTAATGTTTGCCAATTGAGATAATCGACTTACAATATCAAGTCTTCCAAATACCTTCCATCCAGCTGGATGAACAGTGGAAAGAAGATCATCCCTCCATTCAACAATCGAGGTTTCTGTTATGACTTCATAAGAATAGTCTTGCCAATATAAACTATCTTGAATTCTTTTAGCGCCTTCGGAAACAAATCCGTCTTCACCAACAAACTTCCCTGTTCTTTTTATAGCGGCGTCTACAGTTCCCGTAATAACTTCTTCCACATAAGAATCAATAACAGCAGTCTCTAAAGATATTGAACCTGTTATCGTTTCTCCGTGAAGAAATGGAGCAGCACTAAGTTGATCCATTTTAACTATTCCAGTAGAACTTTCCTGCGATATAAATCTTCCAGTTGCACCTGAAGTTGAACCTGTTAAAGTTTCATATTGAGTAAACAGTCCAGTTTTTTGTATACATAAAAACTTTGTAGGTACTACAAATCTTAAAGAATCTTGATCTGTATAATGTATACCGCAATCAAGAACATCTATAGCTCGAACAAGACCAACATCAGTTCCTTTTGCTCTTACTACAGCCCCAGTTCCAAAAGGAGAAGAATTTTCTACAGTAAGAGATGGTAGTGATGTATAACCGTATCCCGTTGTCGTTACTCGAACATCAGTAACGTCTCCAACACCAGTATTCGTTTCTTGAACCATAACAGATCCATCATAGACATCTCCAGTTATTGTTTCTGTCTCATAAACAAATCTATCGGTTGACAACATTCCTGTATCTTCTTCGTTAGCAATAAAGGTATCTACGGTATTCGTTGTAAGTCTAACAGTATACTCAGAACTATTACCATAGAGAAGTTCTCCGGAAGAAAAAGATCCAGTCACAGGACTATATAAAATCTTTTTTGCATCCTCAATAAACTCAATGACAATACCTGTAGCACCAGAAGTTAAACCATTAAAAGTTTCACCAACTTCAAAGACTCCAGTGGGCCTGTCAAAAGTAATGACTGATTCCTCAAGTAACATTTCTCCTGGAGCACCAGTAGTACCATCTTCTAAAGTGATTCTAAATTCTCCAGTTACAGAACCATCTTCTGGAATAAATCCACCATTAACAATAGAGACTTCCGCTTGTAGAGCTGCACCGTTAGTATTTGTATTATCAACAGTTATGGTATCACCAATAACGTAACCAGATCCTCCGGAGTCTACAATAATATTTTTAATTGTGCCTGCACTATATGCAGTTACATATGACACTCCTCCAAGACCAACATCAGCAGTGATTGTAACTCTATCAGGTATTCCAACATTCGTGTTTATTGAATAATCTCCAGTGGGAAAAACTGGCTTGTTAATGGAGGCAGCTATTTTTGCAGAAACGTCTAGTTCTATGTTTGTATTGTTTGGACCAGTTATATCTTGACCGATAATAAATTCACCATCAATACTTCCAGGATTTAAAACAAGCTCAGTAATTAATTCTCCACCAAGAGAAAATTGTCGAACGTTATCAACAACTGCTGTAGTTCTTTTAATCGTCTTATAGCCTTTATTATAAAAGGCTCCGCCCTCTAAAATAGTTCTATCGAATACTGCTTGTTGTGTAATTGTCTGACCTACTAATAAATTTAAATCGTCTATACCATTCACGCTATCTTCTAAAAGTATTTGTGATCCGTCTTCATGAAGAATAAAAATATCTCCATTTGTATCTGAGGCTTCTTCATCTTGTAAAGTACTGTTTGTTGGTACAACTCTTAGAGTAGTATCTTCCGTCCACTTACCATCAGACACTCTGAGCAAATCTTTTGTTGGATAGTATAGTTCAGCTTCTTCGTCTAACAATATTCTAAAAAATAACTTGTGTCCCTTTTTAGTTCCCTTACTTCTATAAAGGTCTTTGATATTTTTTAGAATAGATTTTTTATTAAGTCCAGTTGCAAGTTTGTCTGGTAATGACCTCATAAAAGAATTTTTAAATTCTATAAAGAAGGCTTCAATAGTATCATCAACATCTGCATATTCTAAAAGCTGCATTATATTCTGAACAGGATTTGCAGTATAACTAACAATGTATGCAGTAGTACCAGATGTCTGTCCGACAATCTGTTCTCCCAATTTAAACTTGTTCTGAGAGGAGATAAACAATCGTGAACCATTATTAATATCTTCTACTCGTATGACGGCAGTTGCTTTAGACGTTTGACCAGTAATAGTTTCGCCGTTTAGAAATGCTCCGTTACTTCTGGCCTTTGTTCCTCCTACCGTATCATAATCTTCTAGAAGAATATTGTTTGACTCTCCAGTTCGATAACGATTAGTATCTTCTAATATAATGTAGGTAGAATTTCCTAGTTCATACTTAATAGAATCACTAGAACCAAAATCTTTTAATTTGAGTTCAGCAGACTCTAGAAACTCATAGTAAGCTTTTAGAAAGGCAAGAAAGTCCGGATGGTCAGCTCTAACAAATTCAGGTTGCTGATCCGTTATATGAGTTGAAACTTTACTATAGATTGTAGCCATTAGCTATATGAACTTGTGGTACTGTAAGAACTTCCTGCGTCAGATGATCCACTTGCAATACTATCAGCAGTTCCTACAACGGACATATTATATAAATCAATTTCTAATACTTGATTTCTTACAGGAACAATATCATTAGAATTTGGTTTTATTGTAATACGAATTCTAGTCTGAGTTGAACCATCATAGTTTTCAACAGAAGCAATATTTTCCGCGTTAAGAATAATTTTTCCTGTTGTATAATCTACTGTTCCAACTGGACCAGATGTCTTATAGACCTTAGCCGTACCAGAAATATAATATGCCTTAATAATACCATAACCGTCATCTTCATAATAGTATGTGTTAGTGTCGCCTGTGTATTTAAATCCAGAAGAAGAAAGCACGCCTGCAGGTTCAGTAGATCCCGCTGATTTTTCCTGATGGCCGTCATGAGGATGATACAGTCCGTTATTAAATGAGATAGTATATTTCATCTCAGTATTAAGAGATGGTAGAAATGTTTTACTTGCCTTGATGCTTGTAATGTTTGATAGTATAGAAGAATCAACATCATCAATTAAACGAACAAATGGAGAGTATCTAAAAATAGCTTCATGTTTTTCCAAATTATCATCAGAATATGTAGTAACCGCAGACGTAATTAGTGCAGCCAAATCTTCTTTACTTTTTGTTGTTACTGTATTGTTAAACTTAAAAGAAATTTTTGGAATTATTTTAATTGTCTCAGGATCTATAATTACAGGAGTTACTGAAACAACATTATATTCTTCTAATAAAGAAACAATACTTTCTTTCGTAGATTGAGTTAGTGTGTTACCCGCCTTTGGGCGAATACTAATATACACTTTACCATAAACTGCAGGATCTTCATACTCTCCACCCCAAACTGAAATAGACTCGACGTTTGGATAAAGTTTTGGAACCATTACAGCATAATCTTTAGCAGTAACAGTTCTGTTTTGTGCTGCATAACTAAACGGAGCATTTGCTCTAATTGAATCTAAGTTTTCAGCTTCAGCTCCACCAGAAGCCACATTTATCGTAGTGGTTGTAATGTCGATAAATCCAGAAATACTACTATTAGCAAAAAATGAACTTGCGCCGTTTGCTTCATTACCATTTGTTACGACATATTTTAGAATTACAATATTTCCATCATCTAAAGCCTTACCAACAACATCATCTCCGAAATAAACTTCCCATTGCTCATTTACATTTTCTTGTATAAAATATGCCTTTGTTGTTTCAGTAATATCAACAAGAGAATCTGATTTTGTATAGGTATTTGTGGTACTATCAGATACACTGTTCTGCACCTGAACTTGTAAAGTAGAAATATCTACACCATCATTAGGAATAATAAATCTTTGGTCTGCATCTGCAAGATCAACAGTAAATCTGGTAGTCGTCCAAGTACCCTCATATACAGGAATACCCGCATCAGGACCAAAAACATAAAGCCCAGTATTCGGTTGAATTGTTCGATCTGAAATATTTACAAACTGATATGACACACCATTTATAATTGAGGTAAAAACATAACCCTCTGGCATAGTAATACTTGTTGTGTTGGCATCATTGACTTGAACCTTAACATATGCAATTGGTGCTGTCTTTGAAGTTGGAGTATATCCTAAAGCCTTTGCATGAGAAGTAACTGAGTTTCTTTTTTGAGCTGTATCTAAAAACATTTCATTGGCTAACATATTTGCCAAGAAAGCATTATAGTGAGTGTTGTATGCTAACGTATCAAGTAGAATATTCATACCTGATCCTTCAAAGTCATAATCGGTAAATTGAGATTGACCCTTAAGATAGGTTTTTAAATTATTTTTGATACTGTCAAAGTCAAGTTCAGTAATTTGTAACTTTCCTTTTGTATTTAATCCTGCAGCCATTATCGTATTCTCTTGAGTAGAACTTCTACTTCTTCTAATCTGTTTGGTGTATTTTTAATAATAAAGCTAATGGTACACGCCAAAGTGTTATTGTCTAAATTTTGTTCTTCAACTCCGAAATTTATTGAAGTCAAAGTGACTCTAGGTTCATATCTGTCAATAGTATCTTTTATTTTTGTTCTCAAATTAGACAAAATAATTGGAGTAAAATTTTCAAACATGGCACCACGAATACCTGTACCAATTTCTGGATGAAATGGTTTCTCTCCAGGATTTAACAAAACTAAATTACGAACGGATCTTTTAATTGCTTGAGCATCCGATACCGTAGATATATCTTTTGTTACTGGATTAGGAGAAAAGAATAAATTTATATCCTTGAAAGTAAAACTACTTTCTCCATTATTGTTTACAGATTGTGCATCTGTATATCCTGAGTTATATTCTGTAGCCATGTTCTAATATTTATCTACTTTCCTTGACCTCTATACTTTTTAAAGTTACGTCTTTTGTTTTTATTCTTTGGCCGAGACCTAACAGAACAACCAATTGACGTTCTTTTCTTTACAGGTTCAATTTTGTTTTGTTGAGCTGCCTTTTTAGCCATTAGCTTTCTTCCTTACTTTCTTTTTACCATTACCATTATTTCCATTATGATGGTGGTGATGATGAATGTCTCTAATCTTTTCTTCTTTCTTCCAGAAGATTTGTACCAATCCATAAATTACAAATAAAGTTAAAACGAGTTTGACTGGAATAATCCAAATTAAAATTCCAATAACAACCATAAGAAGTCCCATATTCATTTCTCGATCTTTTACTTTTTCAATCAATTTGTTTAACATTTTTTTCTCCTAATTAAAGTTTAAGCTCCTCAACAAGCAGCAGGATTCGGATCAGGTTTACGATCTTTTTCCGGGCCTAATGGTAGAATAGTTTTATTGTGATCTTCATAACCATTCCATGGAGCTTCTAAAGTTTTAGTGCTTACACCTGTTCTAACCATTTCACTTTGGTCAAACAGATATTCTTTTTTCTCTGCTGATGAAGGATATTTCTTTGTGACGTAAGCACTTAATCCTTTTTGCAGATTATCAATTGTGTCGTGGAGATTACGAATGTTCTCTCCTCCAACTCCAAGTTCAGTATCATTTGCATTGAGCGCCAATGTTGAAACGCTTGTACCAACAGCGGGTCTTGGGTTCGGCAAATCAATAGAAAGCAATTCTATTGTTTCTGGAATATAGGCATATTTTCCAACAGCAGCTGTAGCTGGATTAGCGCCATACTGGACGAGAGTTTGTGTTCCAGCAATCTGAACAAGTAAACAAGCTTTGATGTGAGTGTTTGCACCACCAGTCAACAAAGCATCACCCAGTGATGCGGATAAATTCATATTACCAGTTTGAGAATTGGCAAAGAAACTTCCTTTTGCAGTATCTTCAATATGTCCTTCAACAGTACTTCGATAAAAATTATTCCATGCAGTTAAATCCATGTTATTGGCAGCTGCAACATGAATATTTCCTTGATCTCCTTCCATTAATGTCTTAACGCCAATTGGTGCTTGATTTGATTGCATGAAGATACCATAAGCCTTTGGTTTAGTTTCATCACCAATTGCTTCTATTTGAACGTGTGCAGCCTTCATACGAATCTTGGATCTCTCTTTTGCATTTCTGGATCCAGCACGATAATCTTCAGTTTGTTCTGGAGTTACTCCCGTACCGTGAAGATTAATATGACCGTCAGCCTGGAAGTTAATATCACCATCTGCCTTAAAGTTAATATTACGTTTGGAATGAATATCAATATCACCACCAGACCATAACTGTAATTTCCAAGCAGCAGAAATATCTGCACGATCATTATAACGAATCATTACCTCGTCATCAAAAGTGTGTACAACTTTTCCTTTGACGTACATATAGTCATCATGTAAACGAATGTCGTAGTTGTCGCCCTTCACATAGTTTGTCCGAGTTCCATTGTGATCTATTTCATAATGAGTTCCCGAACGATGCATTTGATGGATACGTTCTGCACCAGGAGTATCATCATATTCCATAATATGTCCGGACTCGGACTCATAAACATTGTTATAGGGATAACGAGCATTATAATCACCTGTTGGTTGATTCCAATGCATTGCGTTGAGACCTGTTTCTGGATCTGGAGAACCAATATTGATTTGACGTTCTCTCATGTCGGCCTTCCAACAGAGTGACCAATGTGGGTTGTGTGGAATGACTACTCCTCCCCCCAGGTACTTCGAGAACGGAGGGTCTGGTACGACATCAGCAGCCTCTATAGCATACTCTCCTAACTGATCTGGAACGTGTTTCCAACTAATTTTTCCAGGGCCTGACCATACCTTGCCATCCATAGTTCCAAGTGTGATATCAAAGAAAGTTCCATTGTCCGAACAAGACATTACACGAAAGATACGACCATTAATTTCTTGGATTCCACGGCATCCCGCAATCTGCACAATGTCACCTGCCTGTAATAGTGGTTTGGCAGGTTCGCCTCGTGACAAATTAGGATCAGAAAAATAAGTTGTAGAATCGGCCCACAAACTTGACTTTGTAGTTACAAGCACACCATCAGTAAATTCAATAGGAATGCCTCCCATTGCTAATGGATTTGTATCTGGTGTTGGTATAACAACCAAATCAGATTCTTTTACATTATTCCAACTAATGTCTTGACGGCCCTCATCAGGATCACTAATGTTATAAACACCAGTACCGTAATGACCGCCCATGAATAACTCCATAACAGTTTGACGTTCTGTAGGAGTAAGATGTTCTTTGCGAACCCATCGTACACGAGGATTTGGTACACGGAAATCTTCACCTTCTAGTGACCAGTATCCTGTTTCTTCACCCGATCCTTGTCCCCATCCTGCTCGTGTATCGTTTGGAGAAATACCAGCAAGACCTGCATCAGCAGCATCAATGTATACAGGCATATCTCTTGTGACAGGAAACGCTGGACCATAAGTTCCACCAACAGCACCATACTCACGATCTTCTGACCAATAGTTTGGTTCTAGATAACCTGTAGAAAAGATAACACCTTCACGACCTTTATCTTTATCAACATAGTTTCCATAAAAATCTCTGCGTTGCTTTATACCCTCAGGTTCTTCATCGTTACCAGGCTCATAATAAGTATTAGCATCTGGCCATCTAAAAGTACCAAAATCTATCCAACCAGGCTTGAATCTTCTATCTGCTGTAAGTCTACGAGTAGTTCTAAAGAGAAAATGAAGTAAATCAGAATGTGTTGCTCTTGTAAAAGGAACAGGAGGACGACCTAGATATTCCCACAATGCAACATCATAAGGATCCAAATCACTTAAATTAGGATGATCTCCACCACCAGCATCAGAGTAGTTTGGTACACGAGTTATTCTTTTATCAGGATCATTTGGAGTAATATCTCCAGGAGCATCTACAGGAGGAGTCCATGTATGACTTGCTACTGGATTTCCATAACTTGCAGCCGAAGGAGGAAATGGTACGTTTCTTAAATCTATAGTAGGATCATAGAATCCCTTTTCGTAATCGATATATGATTTTGCAGAATTTGGAGTTTTAGAATCATAACTCTCTTGTATTTCCTTTAAATCGCCTCTAGCCTTATTCCAGGCTCTCGCATAAGGTATTGCACCGAAGGTAGAATCTT